TGGGAACATTTGCCAGGTGAGCCACTGCGCTGGTACGAACGGTTCACGGCATTTCGACTCATGGAGCCAGTGCGTAGTGTGGCCCAGGTCTACTATGCCAAACATCCGACGCTGAAGCACGCTGAAGGACGCCGAAAAATACCCGGCGACTGGTACAGCTATGCGCGAAAATGGAACTGGGAAGCACGTGCTACGGCTTATGACGAAGAGCAAGCCAAAGAATTAGAGCAGCAGATTGCCGCTGAGCGTACCAAAGTCATGACGAGCGGCCTCTCACTCATGCATAAGCGCCTCCAGCTCCTCAACCACCTGACGCTGCAGCTGGTAAGCATGACGAAGGACGAAGACAAGGTGTGGATCCCTGACGTGAAGGCGATCGGCACTGGTCCCAATGCCAAGCAGGTAAATCTCAGAAATTTCAATGATGCTCTGTACCGGGAGATACGTGAGTACTTGACTGACATCAGCGAAGAAATGGGAGAACGCGTCAAGAAGAGCGAGCTTTCTGCCAAAGTCCACACTACGGGCCAGGTCGGGGTCTACCTGCCCCAGAAGTACGAGATGAGCGAGGTAAGTGGCAAGGAAGAGCTGCCAGCAGCTCCACCTGCTGCTGAGCAACCCCCTCCTACATTCTTACCTGATAAGTACACGCTTGAAGAGAGAACCAACCATGACGACACCGACGAGACCTGAACCTGTCCGACCACAGCCAGGCCCACAAGAGGAGTTTTTACGGTCGCCTGCACGTCTGGCCTTCTATGGAGGAGCAGCTGGCAGAGGATACAATTGTGATATAATAAGCTCAAAAGTTTTGCTACTTAGCACAATGGAGGAGCTTATGAAGACTACAATTTATGCCTTGACTGATCCTGCTGTCTTTTATGTTGGTCGCACTATCCAGCCTCTAGAACAGCGTCTCAGGCAGCATATTGATATTGCCCGCCGCAATAAATCAGACTGCGCTCGTGCTGAGCATATTCGTGAGTTACTAGCACAGAAGAAGACTCCAGGCATTCTTGCTCTTGAGCAAGTCTCGCTTGAAGAGGCTTCCCAGGCAGAAGGCAGGTGGATTGCCTCCTATTGTGAATCCGGTATCGTCCTCACTAATGAACAGAGCCACAATGTAGGAGGATCGCGCTCCTATATCATTGAGTGGACGCCCGACAAACTTGCCCGACTTGGAAAAGAGTCTGACAGCACGCTGGCTGAAGAATGGCAGATTGATCGCAAAACCGTAGAGTATAAGCGCAAGCGGCTCGGCATCCCTCGTAAGCCACAGACGAACTTTGTCATCCCTTCAATGGGGGGATGGAATCGCCATGAGTGGTCATCGGAGGTCATTGCACGCTTCGGAACACTTCCTGATTATCAACTTGCTCAAGAGCTAGGAATTGATAAGAGCATCATTAGCCGCGCACGCAAACGATTGGGGATTGCCTCCTATGCTGAACAACACGGCAATCCCTCACAATATAAGCAGGGTCATCGTCCGACCCGCTGGAGCAAACGAGAAGGGGGTGATGCCCATGCTTGCAGTTTCTCCTAATGCCGAACCCGTCAAGCCACAGCCAGGCCCGCAGGAAGAATTCTTGCGGAGTCCTGCCCGTCTCGCATTCTATGGAGGGGCCGCAGGCGGCTGAAGAGGGCGGGAAATCCTACGCCTGTCTGCTAGAACCACTCTTCCATGCGGGTAATCCCAAGTTTGAGGCCGTTATCTTTCGTCGCCTCTATCGGCAGATCATGGCACCAGGTGGCCTGTATCGTCGCTCTGAAGAGATTTACTGTTCTCTAGAACTTGGACAAACATGGACACGCCACATTTGAGGTCTAGTTCCTGCTTCGACGATCAGAGTTTCACTTGCTCCGATGAGCAAGCCAGCGCTCCAATCTCCGCAAGCGTTCGCTTCGATTGCTCGAAGCCCGTTCCCGAGGAACTCCCGGTACGGTCTCTGTTTTGCTCTCACGCGAGAACGTGGTTTTTGTTCTCGGCAGATCAGAGAGAATTGTACAGTGGGAAAGCACGGTACTGTTTTTACCCGCCGTCCTTCACGGCGGAACCCGCCGAAACAGTATTCAGTTTGCAAGGTACTATATACCTATTCTATCGCCGCCAACGAAAAAGGGAAAGGGAACAGATGTCCAGAGAAAGGGATATTTGTCTATGGTTTTTGAAACTAGTTGTGACCCCCAGGTGGGAGGGCAGTTCAAGAAAGATCAACTGGTCTGGACCTTCCCTTCTGGTGCTCAAGTCCGCTTTGCCCACATGCAGTATGAGCAAGATGTAGAGAGCTGGAAGTCGTCGGAGATTGCCCTCATCCTGGTGGATGAAGTTACAGAGATGACAGAGTACCAGTTTTTCTACCTGTTCTCTCGTAACCGCTCAGTCAGTGACGTCAAGCCCTATATGCGCGCCTACTGCAATCCTGACCCTGATAGCTGGGTGAAAACCTTGCTCTCCCCCTGGGTGGATGACACCTGGCCAGTTGAAGACCGTGCCAAGTCTGGGGAAATACGCTGGTTCATTCGGCGCGACGATGTCATCCAGTGGGTAGATGCCGATCATGTGGACGAGCGAGGGCGGCCAGACGCCATCTCCCTCACCTTTGTGCGGGCCGATCTCTACGACAACAAGATCCTGATGGAAAAGGACCCAGGCTATGAGGCTGGCCTGGATGTCCTTCCTGAATTTGAAAAGCGCCGTCTGAAATATGGGGACTGGAACGCTCGCCCCTCTGGACGCAAATTTAAGCGTGAGCGGTTCTCCACCTACTTCGATGAGCCTCCCTCTGACATCGAATATAAAGTCCGCTTTTGGGATAAGGCGGCCACCTCCGCACAAAAGAAGACCAGCAAGAGGACTGGGCCCGACTACACTGCCGGCGTGCTGCTGGGGCGGCGCAAAGAAGGGGCATTTCCGCGCTATGTCGTGCTCGATGCTGTCTGGGAGCAATTGGACCCAGGAGGAGTCGAGGACCTGATTCGCTCGACAGCCATGCAAGATGGCAGGGACGTACATATCCGCATTGAGCAGGAACCGGGAAGCAGCGGCAAGCAGGACATTTTCAATTTCGTCACCAAGGTCCTGCCAGGCTACGATGTGGAAGGGGTACCAGCGAGCGGGTCGAAGGAATTGCGCGCCGATGCCTTCAGCGCACAATGCAAAGTCGGCAATGTGGGCCTCGTGGGGGCCTGGTGGAATGCTGGCTATATCAACTTCCTGTGTGCCTTCCCTGATGAACCAGTCCACAACGATCCTGTTGATGCCTCATCAGGGGCCTTTAACGAAGTCTATCTTGCGACCAAACCAACAGGACAGGATCTGCTCCGAGAACTGCAACAGCGAGCTGAAGCCAAGCAAGGCAAGGCACAGGATAGGCTCAAGGAAAAGATGCGCGAGCGGCTCGACTGGTACTGGTAAGTCGTCGCATCACTCCGCACTTTCTGCCGCGAGGGGGTGTTACCATTTGCCGGTTCCAGGCGTAGCTAAAGTCGGTGAGCAGGGCGCTATTTCTTCAAAGCCACGACTACATCTCCTGTTGCTCTGCGCACCTTCCCCTGGCACGCTGTGCCTTGCTCGTTCTATCCCATTTGCTTGTGTAACATCTTCTTCGACAAATGTCACTTTTTGCAGGTTCCAGACGTAGCATCAATGGGGCAGGGGATCTTGGCACTTTTTCCCTACCAGCGTTTTCAAGCGCCCTGCTCACCTTCCCTTGCAAAGGGCTTTGCCGCTCGCATCGCACTACGAGCCGATTGTTTGTGGAATGGTGCATGTACAATAGTTGACACTTTTTGCTTAACACAGGAGTATCATAAGTAGGTGAGCAGCGTACATTTTTCTTAAGGTAGATTGGCAATCTTCGGTGCACGCTGCCACCAGGTGTCACGTTTCACAGGTTCCAGACGTGGCACCAGTGGTGAGCGGGGGCTATTTCTTCTATTCCTTAGGACGAAAGCTCGAACATTCCCTGCTCCCCCTCTCTCTTGTCTAAGAACTCAGCAATTCAATTGTGCACAAGCGTATGGCAGAGGCACTGCGGAACGTACAGCAGAGGCATTGTCTCTAGCGTGTGCCCACATGAGTATCACAAGTATGGGCCGAGCGTACCTTTCCTTGTTCTTTGGGATGACTGAGAGTGCGCTGCCCATCGGAATCCTCATTCCTGCTTCCCCTACTTTGCGGTATATGGCAGCTTCGCTACTTCTCCCCCTACTGGTAAATAGCGTGAAAAGTGAGCAGATTTTAGGGCCAAGAGTGAGCAATCGGCGCGAAGCGTGAGCAGCTCAACGATTGATACCCTGGAAACCCGCTTCAGAAGCAGATGGGTGTGCGAGCAACTTGTAAATTCGGTGGGAAGAAGAGAGGGCCTCTGAGGAACAATGGAACGAAAAACAACGGTAAGCGATGAAAGCCCTTCTCAGGGGCGCGCGAGATCGACGAGCTCTTCTCCTGCATCTGCGCTCTACGGTAAAAACTTCCTCTTCTTGCCGCTCTTACCGGCAAATGCCGCAACTTTGGCAGGGCCATCTGCCCTTAGCTACGTTTCCGTTCCATGGTTCCTCAGCAGCCTTCCTCCGTGGGAATAGACAAAGTGTCTTGCATGTTGTTTATTTTGCAAGTCCCTTCAAGAAGTATTTTCCAGAAAATGATTGCCATGGGACTATCTATTCCAGTGTGGATGTTTTCCTAGGTGGGATGTTTCCAAGGCTTCTTGCAGCAGGTGGGGGCAGTGGGAAGAGACAAGACATCCTTTGTGTTGTCTCCTATGCGGGTCCTCCCCAGAAATGTCTCCCAGGAAGTGACCGTGCTGGGATTATCTATGACCACGTCGATGTTCTACTAGATGCAACGTTCCCAAGACTTCTTCCAGAACATGGAGACCATGGGACTAGACAAACCGTCTGCTGCGTTGTATACTGTGGACATTCAGAGAGCGATCTCTCAGGAAGTGGCCAGTGGGGAATATCTGAGACGCTTCCGGCGTTCTCATAAGTAGACACCTCCTCAAGGGTGACCCAGCTTTCACCAAAGTTCCCAAATGACCTCACGTTGAGGCTTTGTGTCCCCTGGAGAGACAACACATCTTATTTCAATCCAATGAAACCGCAGTATGGATCTGATGCTGCGCCGGAACCTTGACAACTGAAGAGTGGAAAACAGAACAGCAACTGTTTGCGAAAGCAGTTTCTGTCAATTCAAGCAATATCAGCCAAGTGCAAGCTTTGGCTGGGATCGCTCGACGTGAACAGCTTCTCTGTTGGAGAGGATGTCCACCATCAACAA